CAGTGGTAGACTTAAGGATTACTGCAGTAGATAGTTCAGGAGATCCTGTAGCCTTGGTTGCGAATGAAACATTAAATGCGGGGTTAATAGTTACAGATGGTAATAATCAGTTTATAACATCAAACAAAATAACTTTTTTTGCTGGACAATCATCAGTGGTTGTAGGAGCAAGACAAAGAGTTGCTATAGTAGATGATAACATAGGAACAACTACTTCAGCAGCAGATCAGATATTCCAACTGGACGAAGATTACCAACATGATACTTTACAAATAAGTATTAATTCAATTACTTGGGAGCTTCAACAAACATTCGCATTCTCAGGTCCTCAGGATAAGCATTTTATAGTTGAGGTAGATGAAAACAAACAAGCTTGGGTAGTATTCGGGGACGATACCAATGGAGAAATACCCCCGACTGGGCAATCGGTACTGGCAACCTATTATTCATGTGAGGGGGCTGCAGGTAATGTAGAATCTAACACTATAACTACCTTTACCTCTCCCCCAACGCCACCAGTACAATCCCCCGTTATAGATTCCTATGAGGTAACTAATGAACTACCCGCAGTGGGGGGACTAGATGAAGAAGGTATAGAAGATATTAGGAAACATGCCCCATTAAGTTTACGTACTCTAGACAGAGCAGTAACCCTACAAGATCATGAGGATATATGCTTACTGGTTCCGGGGGTTGGTAAGGCTGCTGTAGAATTTGATCAACGAACCAAAGAGGTAATCTTTTATATAGCCCCAGATGAAGGGGGAACTGCTCCTTCTCAGTTACTAACCGATGTCATAAATTATTTCGATGATAAACGAATGATTTCCACTGTAGTCAAGGCTTATGCTGCTGGGGAAACCTCTCTTAGGATAACTCTGACTGTAACAGTAAAATTTAGAAGGAACACAACAGAAGCTGAAGCCGATATTAGATCAGCATTACAGGATGGATTCGGTTTTAATAACTCAGAAGTAAATAGAAAAATACGCAGATCAGATATCATTGCCCTTGTAGATAACCTGGATAAAGTAGATTTCTTAAGCCTAGATGTACTTACCACTAAGCCATACCCTAGAATTACCCTGGGGTTAAACCAACTGGAGGATAATTGGTATGTAGATGTACTATCGGGTTCTACTCAGATCATATCTTGGAGACTTGCAGTAATCAGTAGTACAGAAGCCCGTCTATATAAGACAGGTCCTTCAGGAACAGAAGAATACGATGGATTAGTAACTATTAATGTATCAGATCCTGGTGATACAGATTATGATTCTTCAGGCGGGGAACTTTCCATAGGTATGTGGGGAACATTTACTCTTGGTGATGAATGGCAATGGAAAACCTATCCATATAATGAGGACCATGAATTCGATGGCTTTACAATTCCAGTTTATGATGATGATGAGTTAACCATTACAGTTAACGAACAAGTAGGAGTATGATAACTTTTGGTAAAACAGCTACTAAGCCAAACCATTTGTTTGGTAAATTACCACAATTCTTTAAGGAGAATGATTCCTATAAGGATGGTAATGGTGAGGGTTTATTGGAAAGGTATATGGAGATATTCTGTGCAGAAATAGATAACGAGGTTAGTCCTTATGTGGATGAGCTCCTTGATATCACAGATGCTGAAGCCTTATCTAGTTTGACTCGGGATAACCCCACAGAACTCTTACGACATATTGCAGAACTATTTGGCAATCCTCCAGATATTGGAACCACAGCAACCTATGCCGGTGGTCCTGATCCGGAACCAGAATACATAGTTCTTATCAGATATATAAGGCATATCCTACAAACAAAAGGTACTACTAGATCTTTGATGTATTTTTTAGCTATCTATGGATATGAGGTTGATTCATTAACTGAAAGCTCTGTAACTGCAAGTCACTATGACGAAACCCCTACTGTATTAGAATATGATAGTGCATCAGAATATGATTTCGGATTCACATTTTATTCCGGATATGATTTGGTGATCACAGATAAGCCTGGCACGGGTACTAAGAGCCCAACTCAGGGATGGCTTGATGACTATGTAAAACCGGCTATCGAGAAGTTTATTAGTCCTATCTGGGCACAACTAGGAACCATTACTTATACACCTTAAATTTTTATTATGAAAAGACTCTTGTTTATTTTAATCGGGTTGGTATTTTTAATGATACCAGTACTCTCTCAAGGCGATTCAATAGTCCCCGTTGATCCCACACTTCCTGTGGATGTATTCGATGCTCTGAATCTACAAAAATGGCTTTTAACCTTTGCTGCACTTGTCGGGGTTTCCACTTTCTTTACTACATTCCTTAATGGTTTGTTTAAGGTAGAGAAAAGCCTTATAAGAAAACTGATAGGTTGGGTGGTTTGTGTTATTCTTGTAGTCATTGGAAAATTATTCACTATTGGTTTTGTAGGAGAACTCACTTGGCTTATGGCATTTATAACTGCTGCACTTGGAGGCCTGGGAGCTAATGGATTATTTGATGTACCAGGATTGCAAGCTTTATTGTACCTGATAGAATCCTTATTAGGAAATATCAAAGCCAGAAAGAAGCTGGAAGAATTACGGACTTAATTCTAATTCTATAGGAGGGGACATGAATCCCCTCCTATTTAAAAACCTATAGCCATGGAAGAAGTAACAAAAATATTATTAAATGGAATATCTATTCCCAACTTTATTGCCTTTTATATAATGGGAGTAGCTGGGGCGATAGTTTCTCTGGGATTTTCTGTAGAAAGTGGTATCCGGAAAAATACAACTACTCCTAATAAGTTTAGTTGGGGAGCTCTCAAAGTAAAAACCGGAAGGATTATAATCGCAGCTATTACTATAGCCTTGGGAATAATTTTTAACAAAGAGATATTAAGTTTCATGTTCTCTTCAGAAGCTCCGGTTGAATTAACATTATGGTCTTCATTAATAGTTGGTATGGGTTGGGATAGACTGGGTAAGACACTTACAACAAAAAAATAACCAACCATGGCTAAGACTGTAAATACCCCAGGTCACAATCGTTGTTTAAAGGAGACTGAAATCTCAGCAATCAGTACTAAACTTACTCGTGTAGAAAAAGTTGTCATGGATGGAAACGGACAAGAGGCATTAATATACTCAGTACCCAAACTAACCAGGAGTGTAGATCAACTTAGTAAGGATATTCCAGATCTTACTACTGCAGTAAGTGGGTTGGTTAGATTTAAGGATGAGGTAATGGTAGAAGAAAAACTTGAGGAGCGAAGAAAGATAAGAAATAGATATGCCATTACAACCTTAATTGGATTACTTGGTATTGCCCTTGGTATTATATTCTCTAAGTAATACATATAGGTATCATTCTCGCATCAATATAATTACCGTCTAGTAACCAACAAGTCTTTTTTAATAGATACTACAACTTTAATTAAAAATATAAACTAGATAGCCATGGCGCAAAAACAGTATACCACATACCAAGCTGACATCCTCTCTTTTGAATTGAGGGATGCATTACTTGGGTTAGTTAAACCAGGTAGGTATATCGGGTTTGATACCATGACAGAATACCAGGCTCAGTCAGGAAACAATGTTTATTGTAGAATATCTCACACTGGTCATATTACTAAATATGATAAGGCTAGCCCACCAGTATCTGAAGCCAATAGGGGAGTAGCTGTCTCAACACAAGGGACTATTATAGCAGAGGATAGTAATGTAGATTTTACTACAGTAATACACCCAGGATCATCTAGTGGATATTGGTATCTAATTTATATGGAGCATGAGTACACTGAGGTCCAAGGGGCTAACCCTGCTACCTATGGTATTATTACGGGTACCGATGGTGGTGGAAAGCCAGCTCTTACCTCTCCTACAAATAGGATTATTATTGGTTATATATGGGAGGCTATTGACCCATCTGGCTTTAGCGACCTGACATACCATCCTTATCAAAGTGCAGATCATTTTGGAGATGCAGAAATTGGGGAAAAACTTTTTGGAGATGCTGAGGTATTGGATGATGTTGCAGGAGGTAACGTGGGTACCATACCTTCGGAAGGGGTTATCGGAAACAGAAATTTTACAACTAATAATTTCCTAACAGACTATAATTCTATCACTAAAGCTTTATCAGATTTAGATGCTGAGCTTTCTACTGCAGAATCAGAGAGGGATGCTATTGGGGCAAGAGGAATTGATAATGCAAGTTGGGGAGCTCTTGCTGATAATACTAATCATAATGCTAGTATCACTACCCATGGGTTAACTCCTAAGTTGCCTAATAATGCTGCCTATTTCCTTGATGGTGTTGGAACATGGAAAGACATACATACTTATGTAGATGAATTTACTTTTTTAAGATCTTCTCCACCAACCATATTACAGGTTACCAATGGGGCTTCTACTAGTGGTACAGTGGATGTAACTCCAACCTATGCTCCTGTAGGTATTAAAGCGATTGTTGTAAACGTAGACTTTCAATATAATACAGTAACCGGTTCTGGGTCTAATCATTTTAATATGTGGGATGCTGATTATTCTTATACTAATGGACCAGGTCTATGGTCTGCAGATGATAATAACGCACAAAATATTCCAACATTGGCTAAGGCTCAATGGATAATTCCAGTTAATGCGGCTGGTGAATTTGATTGGAGTTGTACTAATGGGGATTTTACTATCTTAACTATTAAGCTGGCTGGTTATATTCTTTAAAGTATTCCTTGGCTTGACTAACCCAATAACTAACTTCTGACCTAAGGTCATTTATATATAAGGTACTATCCCTGGATGGTTCCAAATCAAGATACTCGGCAATTAACTTGGCGGGTATTTTTGTTTTTGGGTTAACCATTTTATTAAGGATGTAAGGAGGAGGATTTAAATCAACCTGTAGAACCAGGAACGAATCATCACAAAGATTTTTCTTAAGATAAATTAATGCCAGTTCTAAGAATAACTGATGGTTTGATATCCCATCATCAATGGGTATAATATTTATAAGATTTTTCTCTCCTTCTAATCTTACCTCGTTATTATAAATATTATACTTAGAGTATGCCTTGCGTAGCATTCTAAACTTAAAGGTTCTCAAGGCATTAATAATTCTCCCCTTAAGCTGGTCATTAGTGATCTCTCCATAGTACTTATTGAAAACAAAAATAAACTTATCATCAAACCAGGACTTGATTATGTCCTGTGTAACACCATACCTTCGATGGTCGATTTGATAAGTTAGTAGATTGCGGAGTCCTTCTGTTTCTTTGTAGAGCCGATTGAATAGATCTTGATCATACCCATCTTTCATAGGTTTTAGTCGGTGTATTTCCATTTTCCCCAAGAATTAGTATTGATTTGAATATCAAATATAATAATAATAATTTACATATGCAAATACCTATTGATTAAAAGTTATTAACAAGAGATATATTACTAGAGCCCTATAATACTATTGTAAATAAAAATATAATATGAAGAAAGTAGAATATAAACCCGGTGATGTTTTAGGAAATACCAGGTTAATATTTATAGAGGAGGTAGAACCTTATGTAAATAATGGGATAAAATATAGAAGAGCATCTTTTGAATGCTCTTGTAAAAATACTTTCATAGAAATCATAGCAAAGATCAAGGCTAACCAAAGGGTTTCATGTGGTTGTAATTATACCAATGGCAATTATAAACACGGATTGTCTAGAACTTCTATCTATAATAGGTGGAGAAGTATAAGATCCCGATGTAATAACCCTTTATTCCATAAATACCATTTATATGGTGGCCGTGGCATAACCTTATATGAACCTTGGATAGGGGATTTTAAAGCTTTTTACGAATACATATCGGAATTACCCAATTATGATAAAAAGGGGTATACTTTAGATAGGAAAAATAATAATGGAAACTATGAACCAGGAAATATAAGATGGGTTAACTGGTCAATACAGAACAAGAATAAAAGAAAGTACAAATCCTTTTAATATGGGAATACTATTATAATTCGCATAAATTAGTTGACAGGTATATGAAATTCAAATTCACAGTAGATTTCCAGTTTGATTTGTTAAGATTTACAGTCCAGGATAAGAATGGATATAAAGCAATAGAATTATATGATGATTCTTACTTTACTTTAACTGAACATGCTGTTGTAGCTTACACATTAAAAGCATTCTATAAGAGAAAGAGAAGTATACCAGGTAAAACCATACTGGTAGAGGAATTACATAGGACATTTGACAATCGAGAATTTGTTAATAATTTAACAGAGGAGGATCGCAAAGAAATATTATCTATAGCAGATGGTATATATAAAGGGGTGGTTAAAGATGGTGATGAAATATTAGCAAGCACAGAGAAGTTTGCCCAGTATGTAGATCTAAAACATGAGGTAGAAAATGTAAACCTATTAGATTACGATCACTATGATACTTTCTCCAGGAAAATACAAAAAGCCATATCCCCTCGTCTTCAGGCAATAGAAGAGAGGGGATCTTTTCTTGTAAAGGATGCAAGACATAGACAGGTTAGAAGAAAAGAACATGGATCAATAATACCCATGCCTTGGCCACAATTAAACAGACTAACCAATGCTGGAGGATATGCTAAGGGTAGTATAATGGTTATCTTAGATAAGGCTAAGAAATTTAAGACAGGAGCCTTAGTTAATATTGCTCTTAAGTATATGCAATACCATAGGAAGAATGTTCTTATTGTAGACCTTGATAATGGAGAGGATGAATTCATGTTGAGGATAGAACAATCGGTTGCCAATATAACTAAGGCAGAACTGTTAGATGAGGATGGGGACTACGATAAACTTATTAGGGAACAATTAAGAAAAAGTAAAAATCAAGGAGGGGAGATTATAGTAAAGAGATTCCCTTCTCTTATTACTACTGCTAATGATGTTGCTGGATATATGGATTATTTATATCGTGAACATGGATTTCAACCCCATATTATAATAGTGGATTATATTTCAAAGATGGGTTGTATTTCAGGTAAGGATTCTATGCATGAAAGAATATCAGAAGCTTATATAGATATGTCTAACCTAGCTTTGGCTAAAGATATAGATCTTATCTGGACTGCTCATCATGTAACTAGGGAGGCTGCTAAAGCTAGGATGAAAGATGTATATGACTCTACTGATCTAGCAGGAGCTATAGATATAACCCGTCATGTACAGGCCATCTTTGGATTAAATAGAACCCAAAGAGAAGAGCAAGGTGGATTTCAAAGATTGGAGATAGTAGACCAAAGAGACGGACCTCCTCAGGGCCATGTTATATTTCATATAGATACAGAAAGACAAAGGCTTACCCCATTAAAAGGAAAGAAAGAGCTTGAGGCCTATTATAGAAACTATAGACCTAAACAGGACGATGAAGAAGACACAGGGTATAAAAGTAAGAAAGGAGACCTAGATGCTTAACAATCATTTCAGATCTAAGTTATACTCTTATGGTTTAAAAACCATGGGACTAAGGGAGTATCGTAGGGGGTGGCTTAAAGGAACCTGTCCCGATTGCGGGAGACATGATAAGTTTGGATTTAATATATCACAAAATAGAACTAATTGTTTCGTTTGTGGATATCACCCATCACCCATCAGGCTTATTATGGATAACGAGGGGTTAGAGAATTACAATGATGTTAAAGTATTCTTAAATACATATGAAGGTAGGACCTATCTAGAACCACTAATCGAAAGGATTGAAAGGATAGATACAGTACTCCCAGATGGATATAAAAACCTAGCTTTGGGGGATGGTAAACTAGGTAAAGCAGCAAGAAAATATATTAAAGGTAGGGGTTTTGATGTAGAAGACATGGCTCTTAAGGGATGGGGATATGGAACTAAAGATGAATACTTTGGTTATATTATTATCCCATTTTATGCAGTAGGAAAACTCATATACTATAATGCCAGACTATTTATGGGGGCTGGTCCTAAATATATTAACCCTAAGATTGAAGACTTTGGATTAGGTAAGTCTTTGATTCTATATAATATGGATGCGCTTTCAATTTATGATACTATATACCTAGCAGAGGGGGCAATTAATGCCGAAACTATTGGGGACGAGGGAGTGGCAACTGGTGGTAAGAAAGTCTCTCACTATCAGTTATCCATGATAAACAAATCTCCTGTAAATAGGGTGGTTATTTTATTAGATCCCGATGCAATGGAAGATGCTATTAGAGTTGGGTTAGAGATGTCCCACCATAAACAAATAAAACTAATAATATTACCAGAAGAGACCGATGTAAATGATCTTGGAAGAGAAGAAACTATGAGACTAGTAGAAGAAGCAGACTGGTTAAGCTATAATAAACTATTAAAATACCATCATACACTTAACTTATGAAACGAGAACCGGGGTTACATATAGGTTGGAATGATTTTAAGAAAGTCATAGGAGAAGTCCTTGGTTGGGAAGATGATGATCAACTGGAGGGGTTAGCCAGTGAGGTATTCTTCAGGGGCAAACCCTATTCATTACATACAAGAACCATTACTATCAGTAACGATAGAATGGAAAAGAAAGCAAAGCGATTATTAGAATCTTCAAGGCGTGATGCGGCACTGTTAGCCAAACTAATTTATGCAAGACGGAAAACCATGAAACACCGTGGGATATCTCAAACCCTACCTAGCAGTAGGGATTGGCCGATGGTTAAGGAGATAGCTGCACACGCCTTGAATTTTACCAATGAATTCGGACTTGCACGTAGGTATGGGTTTATAAAATATATAGATATAGGTATATCTAAGATGCAAAAGTTTGCTTTACCCAAGTTCTTAAATATGTATGAGGGTATTTGTCTAACCTATCAAGCCTTACTGGAGATAGAAGAGGACCCAGATTCAGAGACAACTAAGGAAATGTATGGTATCTATTCCAAAAGGGTTATAGAAAATACAGGTATCCATGATAGATTAGAAGAATTACCAGATAAATACGTATGGTTTACTAGAGCTAGGAACCAGGCAGAAAAAATGAATGTATCTGTAAGGATATATATGATAGCCCAGTTTGAGGGATTGGATTTTACCAAGGGTATACCACACCCAACCCAATTGGTTGGGCCCAAGGCAACAGAAAGAGTTATTAGATATTGCTATGAACATAATATAAAGACCAAGGCTAAGTGATACACATTGAGTTAAATAATAATAAGTTTAAACTCACCGGGAATATTAAGGTGCTGACCAAGGTGTATAATGATATGCAAGTCAGACACCCCAACCAATGGTATCTTAGACCTTACATGGAACCAGGCTGGAACGGTAAAATCAAATACCTATCAGAGGCTGGTTATGCTAAGGCTGGCCTATTACCTCTGGCTACTAGTTTAATAGAAAAGTACGATGAAGAATATGATATGATAGATAGACGCAATACTCTAGAAGTAAGCGATATACCTCTTAAAGTAGGGGAATTTATACCCAGAGACTATCAGATAGAAGCAGTCAATAGTATCCTAACCAATACAGTAGGGGATACACTATTTCAACGCGGTATCATTGGAGCTGCTACTAATGCAGGTAAGACTTTAATTGCTGCCATGATATATAAATCTTATCCGGATGCAAAATGTTTAATCCTAGTTAACAATACAGATCTCTATCAACAATTCCTGGATGATATGCCCAAGATGTTCGGAGATGATTGGGGTTATATGCAGGGTCAGAAAGTTAAATGGGCTGATATCATGGTATGCATGACCCCCACTTTACGGAATAGATTGACAGAGTTTTCCCATAAGCTGGCTAGGTATGATATGGTAGTCTTCGATGAATGCCATCTTATAACCAGTAAAACCAATAAGAAGGTTATGACAATGCTTTACAACACCTTGATTAGGGTGGGACTATCGGGTACTGCATTCGGTCATAAAGATCCTACTAAAAACATGGACGTAAGGGCTTTCTTCGGGGAGCAAACTTTTACCATAGGAAATATAGAACTCATGGATATGGGGTGGTCCACCCCCATTATAATAAAAATGGTAAAGGGTAGTACGGGTATTAAAATTAAAGGAGATTATGATGAAGAATACAGACAAGCTATTACGAGTAATCGAGAAAGAGAAAGAGCTAGTCTCAATCGTACGGCATTCTATCTCAAGCGGGGAATCCATCCTGTGCTCATCGTCGGTAGATATCATGAGCACGTTGAACGACTCTACCGAGCTTACACAGCCAGGTTCGGAGATCGTTATAGAATCGCATTCATCCACCACAAAGTCAAAAATAGGAAGGAGATTCTTGACAAGTTTAAGCGGGGGGAAGTTGATATACTCATCTCTTCTTTAATTATAAAGCTAGGACAAAACATGCCTTTGATTAGGTACATGCAAAATGCGGCATCTGGAGACTCACAAATAAACGCTCTTCAATTAATTGGTAGAGCCATCAGGATACATGAATCGAAAGACAAAGTATACTATGATGATTTCTGGGATGAGGGTCATTATCTAATGAAACATAGTAAGCATAGATTACAATATTATAAACACCAAGGGTTTAAGGTAATAGAACTCTGGAAACGAAGATGACTATTATATATAAATATATATAAATGGGAAACAAAAGAACCGCAAGAAAAGAGATCGATGAAAAGGATCATGACCTGTTAGAACCAATTGATATCTTATCGCTGGGTTCTATTGATGATCCCTGCTTTGGTAAACATCATGATCTGTTGACCCCAGAATGTAAATCATGCGGTGACTCAGATTTTTGTGCTATAGTAAAAGCCCAAGGTCTGCATAAGGACCGGTTAAATATAGAAACCAAACAAAGATTTAAGGATATAGAAGAGGCGGATGAAGAAATACTTAAAAAACGTGAGGAAGCTAAGGTTTTAATAGCGGGGTATAGAGAAAAGGGTTGGAAAAGATTGAAGACTATTATCAAGGTCTCACAGGAGCTAGCCATAACAAAGGATATTATTAAACAAGTATATGATCAAATCTAAATTATCATGGACATTCGAGACATCAAAGAAAAGGTAGAGTACCCTGGAGTATCTGCACTGGCAGATATATTTGCCTTACAAAAAGTACTCCTTAGTCAATACATTGATATCGAAAGCTTACCCCCTTACCCAATGGATCTTAATACTAAAGAGTCCCAGGTATGGGCTAAAGATTTTACCGGTAGGATTATCGAAGAACTTGGTGAAGGATATGAATCCTATGAAATTATGATGAGCATGTTTCATCAGGGAATTGATGAAGCTGAAATGATACCCCATCTTCAGAATTTTAATGAAGAGACTTCGGATGCCATTCATTTCTGGTTGGAACTAATGATTTATTCTGGGTATGAAGTAAATCATATGTTAAATTGGATGCTGGAATACGTGGATAGGGAGGCTGTTATAGGGCTTGACCCCTTGCATTCATGGTTCCAAATCGCAGCAGCTCATGTAGAACAAGATCTTGCTCAAGCTGGTAGGAAGGTCCCATGTAGATGGGTTATCTACGACCATCAATTGGAAGATGAATTTTTAAGGGGAGGACGTCAACTAGGTTCCAACCGTAGGGATGTTATGAAACAATATCTCTGGGATATAACATATCATATACAAATTGCCCGAAATACTTTGAAGAACAAACCTTGGAAACAAACCGAGATGATGACAGACTTCAAACAGTACGAGGATTCCATGAGGAAGGCAACACTTGCCCTATTTAAATTTTTCTACTTTGCGGGATTCACTAAGGAATCTATTTACGTAATCTACTTTAAGAAAAATCTCGTAAATCAATTCAGGATTAAATCTAAATATTAATGATCCATTCTAAACATGCGACC